ACTCCGAGCATATGAAAGGGGTGCATAAGGATGTTGTGTTCCGCTTGGAAGACAAACATAAAGTTGAATGTTCCACTTATTCCTAAAGGCATACCGTCAGAGAATGACCCCTGACCAAATGGATATACTAAGAAGACTGCAAGAGCTGCGGATAGTGGAGCTGTATAAGCTACGAATATCCAAGGTCTCATTCCAAGTCTGTATGAAAGTTCCCACTGTCTTCCGGCATATGCTGCTACTCCTATTAAGAAGTGAAAGACAATAAGTTGATATGGTCCACCGTTGTATAACCACTCATCTAAATTACCGGCTTCCCAAATCGGGTAAAAGTGCAGTCCTATTGCATTGGAGCTAGGAACTACTGCTCCAGATATAATGTTGTTTCCGTACATTAACGAGCCGGAAACTGGCTCACGTATGCCATCTATATCTACAGGCGGTGCTGCGATAAAGGCGAGTATAAAGCAAGTAGTAGCAGCTAGTAAGCAAGGGATCATAAGAGTTCCGAACCAGCCTACATATAGACGGTTCTCGGTACTTGTGACCCACTCACAAAACTTCTGCCAATTTGTTTGAGTGCTTTCTCTTGTTACTGAGATTGCTGCCATTAGAAAATTCCTGGAATTATTTGTCCAGTTGTTACATAAGCTCCTAGAGCTGCTGTAAATCCGAGCATTGCTGCCCAGCCATTAAATCTTTCTGCTTCTGGTGTCATGATTGGTTTTGGTTTTATTACTTGTATGGGTGGTTCGTATGGGTAGTAGTTAAGTAGGTTTTCTAGATCTGTTGTTTTCATTGTTAAGGTCTATACTCTGGTCCTACTCCAGCTTGAACGCATTTGCCTTTCTTGCTGTCCCACCTGAAACCAGATGGGCATCTTTTTTGTTGGGCTTTTTTTTGTCGTGATTGAGGAGACTTGGGTGGCTCCCTTAATGTTGTATATTCCATGTTTAATACCCCAACTGTTTCATCATTTCTTTTTTCTTCTTAGCCGTCTCTTTAATTTTGTTCCAATTTTTTTTGACGTTTGCTAAATTCTTACCAAATTCTTCGTAAGCTTTTTTTGTTTCTTTTGACATAATTAAAATTTAAGATCTGATCTATCAAGTTTTTCTCTAACAGCTTCCCTATAAGCAGGATCTCTGTCATAACGAGGATCAGCCATTGCTTCAACAAGTTGAGCTTGACTTTGAAATATATCAGTGTTTGTCTTAGCTGCTTTACCTGTTAGCATTCTTCCTTCATAACCGTTGTCATTTTGATATTGAGCTACTAATCCATTTACTGCTAACTGAATAGAATTTTTATCTCCTATATTTATTAAATTTTCAAAAGAATTAATTGCATCTTGAGATAAAGTTTGACCAGCCCAATTCATAAGATTATCGTATGCCTTTTCACCACCTACTGATGTTTTAATTGAATCAATATCAGCTTGGCTAAGATCAGAGTTCATACCCATGTCTTTTGCTCGACCAGATAAATAAGCATCAACTGCCTCTTTAGCTATACCAGCACCAGTTAATTGGTCATGCATTTCCTGTGTTATCTGCCCATTATTTTCATAAAAATGTTTGGCAATACTATAGGGATCTACATTTTTTTCTTTAAATAAATTACCTAGAGTTTCACCATAATTCTCGACAACACTTTCATAATTTACTGAACCATCTTCTTTATAAAGTTGTTGCTCAGTTTCAGTCTCTTCTTTAGCTTCTACTTCTTGGGTTTCTTCCCGCCCTTCTTGTGATACGCCATCTTTTTCTCCTAATTTTTTTTGAAGTTCTACGTATGCTTGTTCTAATTCTTCAGCATTCTTATATTTACCAGCAAGTAATTCACCTTGCTGTTCAGCCATCTGTTCTCCAACTTGTAAGGAATCTTGCTCTTCAGCTGTCAAACCTTCTTGTTGTGGAGTATCGTTTACTGTTAATGTTTCTGCCATTATTCTTCCATTGGTGGTTGTGGATCTTCAGCTTCAGGTTCTTGAATCATTGCTGGATTCTTACTAGGGTCCATCATTGGAGCACTAGCTAGTTGACCCATTTGTTTAGTCATTTCCTGTTGCTGCATCATTTGTTGTTGCTGTTGCATCTCTTTCTGTAGTTGTTCCTGACTCTTAATAAGATTAAGAACATCTATACCTTGAGCTGCTGCTAGTCGTTTTATATATTCAGCAGGATCTACATGTTTCATAGTTGCCTCTGGTCCAATAGTTTGAGCCAAAGTTTGTATGAATTGTGTCAAGCTTTCTCTATCCTGTCCTCTACCTAAAGCATTAACACCAGCTATTATTTGTGGTCTAACTAAATCTTTAGGAATTTTAGGAATTTCGTTATTTCTTTGAAGTATGTGTAATGTTCTATTTAAATAAGGTATAAGGAACTCCACCGTTAACAAACTGAATAAGCCACCCAATTGTTTTTCAAGCTCTAGCTGAGTGAGGCGTACCTCCTCTGCTGTAGTCCTTTCACTTTGTCTAATTTGTAGTACAAGAAAAGCTTCATTAATTCTTCTTTCTAGACTAGAAATCATTTCAGATGCTGTTCTAAAATCTGCTGTTTTTCCTACTTGAACTACTTGTACGTCTTCTGCTCTTCCTTGTACGATAGCTCCATTTCCAGCTTGAGCTATAGTTTTTGGCTTTGTGGTTGAGCTGGGACTGACTAAAAATAAAACCTTTGAGGCTACACTTGCCCCTTCCGTTAATGCTTGAGACAAACCTTCTAAAGATTTAAGATCCCCAAGGAACTCTTCTACTCTGCCACGTCCGTAATCTTCTCCGTCCACAGTATTAAATCTGAGGGGGAGCCAAGCATTTGCATTTTTAGGTGCACTACTTCTACTTCCTTTTATTATTTTATCGAATACTTCTTGATGCCAAACCCATCGTCCGTTCTCTAAACGTACATATGTATAAACTTCAACATCATTATCATCAGACTTGTCTTCATCAATCCCAGTGTTGGGTTGAATTGGTTCTTCTAAGTCTACATCTAGAACCTGACGAGATATAAGTTCCTTTGTGACAATCTCAAGTACGTTCCCGTTTCCATCTCTATTAACTACGAAACGGTTAAGGGGAAAATGTTTAAGACCATCTTTGCCCATAAATATTAATGCATTTCCAGATACAATTAAGTGCTTTAAAGCTTGGTTTAAAACTACTCTGTCAGTAGAAGCATTAATGTAATCCATAACCATTCTTTCCATTTTGGAAAAGGATAGATCCATTTCACTTCTTACTTCAGCTGGTAGGTCTACACCTAACTTGTCATCTCTTATTTGTAATTTGAAAAATGTTGTTTGCGGAGGAAGAAGGGCTAAAGCTAGCTTTGCACTCAAATTCACAACCGCTTTAGATCCTATGCTTTGCCAAGGGGTAGTTAACCTCTTGTGATTAGGACCACTCATGTCATCTTTTATTAGATAGGGCAACGTAAGTTCACTACAATCAATTGCGGTGTCAAGGAACTGTGAACGACCAGAGCAAAGTCGATTGTATCTTTGACGTGCTACTATCATAATCCTGTATTAATTCCTCCAGAAGGCGTACTATCTATTCCAGTGTTAATAGCAGGAGCTGCTCCAAGAGCACCTAATCCTTTTTTAACAGTTTGTTTATCTCTTTTTTGTTTTGCATTTTGTTGAATCTTTATTGATTCATCTGGTTTTTTTGTTTTTACATCATCACCAGCACCAGTAGCCATGGGACCTGGAGCTTTAGTTGGTGGTGGTGTGTTTAGTCTGGCAGATTGAGATTGGTTATTATTTCTACCACCGAATACTCCTAGTGATGATGCAGCAGTTGCGATACCACCTATGGTAGTTAGTAGTGGCAGTATTGGTGCACACATTAGATTTCGTCCTCCATTATGGATTTTATATATTCAATAACGCTGGCTTGACCAGCTCTGTACATGATGGTCTGTACATCTTCTTTCGGATGGATTGGTTTCCATGCGAAATTTTCCTCAAGTTTTTTAATTAAGTCATCTAGCCTTTCGTTGTGAAGCCTAAGAGTATTGAGGGAGATTTGTGTTTGCATGTTCAAAGAAAGCTGGCATACGTGCAGCTTTGGTTTCATTAAATTCTGGTGCTCTACCTTCGTACATCAAACGATCACTTGCATCGAGCCAAAATTTTTTGCTCAAATATTTATCGTCATGTATTTGATTTAAAGGTTGCATTATCCAGTTAATTGTTGCCTTCCTTAGTTTGTCTAAAGAAGGACTAGGTGCTAGACCAAGCTCTGTGCATACCAAACTATTGGTTGCCACATGTATTTGCTCGTCTCTAGAAATATCTGCACTTACAGTTCTTAATCCTGCATCACCATTAAATCTAAAGAATGGTAAAAGGACAAAAAATATTGCTCTTTCAATTACCAATGCTTTTAATACTGTGTGATCAGGATGGCTCAACCAAGCCTGTCTTAAGCGTAGTGCCTCAGCTTCAGCTTTATCATCTACGCCATGAGCGTTAGTGATATATTCGAGAGCTATGTCATGTTTAACTTCATCTTTTACGTTTGATTCCAAAAGTTCTCTGCTTTTTTTAGGAATTTCAGAGAGTGCTCCAGATATAAAGTCGCCAACCGGCAATTCCATGTGGCGTATTGCAAGAGCACGGTAGATGGTTTCTTCCGCACCATATTTAAGTTTTCCTTTAGTGGTCTGGACTGGTGTCCAAGTTCTTTTTCGTTTTAATAATTTATCGTAGGGGTTCATTGTTGACAGTCACAAGCTAATTCATCGGGTTTATTGCTCATTAACTCTGCCAAGTAATCATCAACTTCGGATTGATCTAATGCTGCATAAGCATCAGACTTATCTTGAGTATCGCCCATTACTTGTAAGGAGTAGTAGAGCGAAGTCTGTGGGCTATTAAGCCACTCTTCGATAAAAGCTTCATCGTAAGTCACCATGTCACTCCAAGAATTGAAGCTATAGCCATGAAGCAATCCAGTTCTATTAAGCATGATCATAAATTGATCAGCTACTTTTTTATATGTTTCCCAGCCAACCTGACTGGCAATCTCAACGTTGCCATATTGTACTTGTTCTACCCCGAATTCACCTGAATCTCTGTCAACTGTGCGAGCGATTGGTGGAGCGATCTCTGGAGTTGCTGTGTAGCCTTTGAGATCTCTACTTCTATATGAACATGATGCAGTTGGGGCTATGGCAAATGCCCTCACCATGTT